ATCGGCTTCTGCACGATCAAGATGAATAACCCTGTATGGAAAATTCTCAACAAGGTCATTGCGTAACTGAGACAATGTATCAAAGATCAAAGTCCAGTTAAGGTCTGATGCATCACGTTGCTTTTTGCGACCAGCTTTGTAGTGTTCAAAGAATTCTCTGCGCCAGTACTTACGACCATCACAACAGATAACCATCTCACCATACTCATTACCATATTTCTTTTTGTAATACTTTAAGGTAGACAGTGTAGTGTGACGAATGAGATTAACGATCTCAGCTTCGGAGCCACGTGTCAGTTCTGCCTTGAATGACAGAAAGTTTGCCAGTGCTACTTGGCTGTAATCAACTAGAATCATTTTACTTCTCTCATTTTGTTTTGTAATTCTTCATAAACTTTGTTTTCAATATTGTACTTCCACTGTGTAGCATCTGCTTCATAATCAAAATGAGGACTAAGGTGTGTTCCTGTTTCATCATCCACGTAGTAGTATGTTATGTTGATGTCATCGCAAACAAGTCTCATGATAACTCTTTTATTTCTTTACGTTGTTCTGTAACTATCAATTCTAATTCTTCAATTCGCTTAGTTGCCCGAGCAAGTTGCTGTTCAAGTTCAGCCATTCGATTTCCCATGGCTAAGATTGCTTCGGTTTCTAGTTGCTGTACTGTTTTCATTGGAACACTTTCAATAGAATACATTCTTCGTTGATACGACCATTGACCTTTTGCTCTTGCGTGGTCAACCCCTTAAATGCCTGATTCAGTGGACGCTTGGTCAGCGTTGCATATACACTTACCTGCTCTGGCTTACGCATAGTCTTGGAGCCAGAGTTATCGGGATCGTAACCAACGATGCTTGTACCTTTAACAGACAAACCCTTTGGATCAATCGCACGATATACCTGCAGTTTGCGATACTTCGTATTAAACACCCACAGTTCCTGAGCATTGACAATACCAGAAGCTGGCACAGACTTGATAGCGTATTCGGTATCTTCTTTCTTGAACTTCATCTTGGCAACGATAATACCAGCTGGCTTTTCTTTACGTTGACGTGGCTTGCGTGTTGCTTTGGCTACCTGAACCTGTGCACCAGCTGCATCAATAATTGACTGATACAATGCCGCAAGTTTCTTTAGCTTGGCTTTCTTAAAGTTTGAATAACCTTCAACCAACTGAGGATCTTTACCTTCCAGTGCTTCTGCAATTTCCTCTACACTCTTGACGTAGAATGAACCGATGATCTTAGCAACTGGTCCTGACGCATTCAATCGCTTCATGAGTTCTTTGGCATCGAATGACTTATCCTCAAGAACAAAGTCATCAATTGCACCATCAAAGTCGCCAGCCAACTCACGTGCTTTGGCTTCAATACGATCTTGCAAAGATACCACTGGTGCCACTGGTGTGTTGTCTTTAACAACAACTTTAACTGGCTCTGGCTTTTGCGTCAATGATGTTAGCACAGCTGTTCGTTCCGCTAGGAATGCAAGTTCCTTTTCGGCAACTGGTTGTTCACGCATGACCAAACGTGCGATGATACCAGCATGACGAAACAAACTAGCATCCAACTTCAACAAAGCCACTGCCAATTTCTTGTCAGTCTGCGCTACGTAAGAAACAAACCATTTTTGTTTATCCTTGTCATCGTTTTCAGAATTGTAATGATTCAAAGCAATAATAAGAGACGATGTGTAACGATCGCCCTCAGTTAACTTTGGCTCATTTGCACCCAACAGTCGTTCGGCTAATTGTTTACGTTTTATAGTATTTGACATGTATCACTCCAGTTTATAATATAATTATGCCTGAAAACCGAATTAAAGTCAAGTGATAACCCCTAACCCTGTAGGGTTATTTGGACTTGCGAAAATCCACGATACCACGAAACCACATTCCAATAAGAATGATTGCAAGCCATGTTTCCCATGTATAAACAATTGCAAGTGCTGGGAATAACGTGTTCAGTGCCCAGATTGTTAACAGTGGTCCAAAGACTACTGCAAGAATGATCAATACTACCACACCTAATACTGCGAATGTTTTCATTCTTTGTTTCCTTGCACGATTGTTTCATAGAGATCCTCGAATTCTTCATGCGAGGCAACTTCTTCAGTAAAGTTTTGTTTGTGATAAACACGTGCCATCTTGTTCAATGTTTTCTTGGACAATTGAAATTCAGCTGACATTTCCTTTACGGATTCTTTAATGTAATCACGCTCGGCTTCGATACGTGTCATGCTACCAGAAATTTCTGCAAGCATCTTTTTAATTTTATCCCGATCAACAGGAGATGAAATAGATTGTGTCATAGCCACTCGATATGTGTTAAGGTTGAAGTTTTAAATGAACGCCATTCATTGATAGTCAAATCAAATACCTGAACAGCATCGCCAGTTGTCTTGACACCATTGCCAGTTGGAATCATGTCTGCTGGGATCTTGCTAAAGTCACGAGTGCAATGCATGCTGCGACTTGTGCCATCTTTCTTGGTAAAGGTTACATTGATTTCTTTTTCGGAAAGATACTCTTTAAACCAATCAATGAATTCATCTGATACCATCAATTCATCCATGTTTGCACCAGACATTTTTGCTATGCTGATAAAGTCCATACCGCTATTACTTGTTAAGTTCATTCTTCACTCCATTAAAATAATCACAAATCATCATAAGTTGCTTCTTCTCTAGGAAGAGGTCTTTCTTGTTTTCAATCTCTTGGTTCTTCCAAATAGATTTTGAAACAATCTTTAGATGGTACATTCCTGGTGGCTGTGGAATTTCTTCACAGGTAAAATGTACCTCATATTCTTCACTGAATCCAATTTCAAGTGTATTCTTCATATTAACTCCATGTTCTGTGGTTTTCAGCCACATGCTCTAATCCATCATACTCATGGATGTGCCATTTAACATCATCAGGAATTTCTACAATAGCAATTTCTGCTGCCCAACCCCACGATTCTTTACCCATCTCTTCGATAACAGCAATCAAATCTGGATCTGAACGATCTGAACAAAAATCATGTTCAGACAAATAGCCATCATCTTGATCGACCATTCCTGTTTTGTAATAATCAAAAGCATCTGTGCGAAATTTAAATTTGGCATCGACTTTCTCGTACGCAATACCTTTGCGCTCAAGCAACTTCTCAAATGCTGGATTTGAGATACCGAAACCACCAAAGCATCTGTTAATAGCAATTTTTGTCATACGTACTTCTTTCTTAGTTGTAGTAACTTCGCTCGATATCATACGAGGTCTTAGCAAAGCTGCAATCTGAGTCATCGTTATCTCTCAAGTTAGTTGGATCAATCACAAGTATACCATTAGATTGATTTAAAGTCAATCTTGGATCAGTTCTTTCGTTAGCGCAAGAGAATTCTTCAATGCTCTTTCTGCAACACGCAAGCCATATTCCATCTCATACCTTTGATGTTTTAACAAACGGATTTCATTTAGACCAGTTTGATAGCTGGTATACAAATCCAAGATATCCCTTTCAAGTTTGTTGAGGTAGTCTCCAACATCAACTTCCGTAACCCATGTTCCATCTTCTTGTTTAACATGACCATCGCGAACACGGAATTCATCTGTCCATCTTTCATTCATCTTGTAGTCTGGCATTGGAATGTGAATAACCCCATCAGTCTTACTGCGGATTAATGCCAGTGTTTCTGTAATTGATTCTTTACCGTAAAACATTATTCATTCTCCTCATACTCATATTCTTCTTCCTTACCAGCCATAGCTGCATGGATATCGCAAAGAGTTGTATGCCAACCATCAGTGTACGTCTTACCTGCAGCACCACATTGTTCACAGGTGCGATAACTCATACTTTCAGCAAAACTAATATACTGATAATGTTTGTCAGTTGCAGCCTGAACATAGAAACGTAACCCACCAAACTTTTCCTTTACCTGTACGGCAACTGGAACCTTCAATGTTTCTTCATCTAGTTTTGCTTTGGCTTCATCAATCAGTTCTTGAGTGACAATTTTACCAACTGGATCTCCATTATCTTTGAATCCAAATGTTGGTTGGCCAACTTTATCTTTGATGGATTCATAACGACTTTGTGCCTGACGGTAATCACTAGTCAACAGACCACAAAGAACATCGATGATGTTATACCAACCATCGCCACATTCAAAACCCCAGCACATTAAAGTTGTACGCATGTCTCCATTGCGATCTCGAAAGATCAGGGGATAACGTGCAACCAGTGCTTCGTCTAATTCTTTACGCATAGTCCGTTTCCTTTTTAAAATTAAATATAGGCAGTTCTTTCTTTTTGGAAAGTATAACTCGCATCCGATATTTTGGAGTGCGCAAGTCCTGCGCAACTGGGTTGCGTGGTTTCATGGGTTTAAGTTTTATCTTCATACCTTAATTATACTCTAAAAATGAATTTCCGTAAAGCACTTTCCAAGTTATCTTGAGATGCTTAACTCTGCGTCTAGGTTTTCCATACAATTGCTATGGCAATCTCATAATACAACCTGAGCAACAAGACGTTGACAGTAAGCTAGGTCAGTACCTTCGACCTTGAGGCAACTGACCACCATACGGTCTCGCATATGCGTCTCAAGATAACTACCGACAACCCAGCCTAGCATTGCAAAGGCAGCTAGACCTGCAATCACAGTTAAAATAACCCATGCTTTAGTAGTGTTCATAAGAAATCCTTTCAATAATTGTTGTATATCCATGATAATAAAAAAATGGCGCCGATAAAAAGTGACACAGCCAAAAACCCTTTGATGGTCTGCATGGTCTGCTGACGTTGCCATTGTTTCTCATACAGCATATTGGCTTGTTTTTCTTTTTGTTTTAGATCACTGTTAATGGTCATGGTTCAACTCCGAAATGTTCTCGAATCAAATCACCCTGTGTCTTACCACCTTCGGCAAGTATCCAATCAACTTTGCCAGCACATTCCTGAACAATCAACTGGGCGAAGTATTTGTGGTCAAAATTCATATAAGCATCATTCAAACCAGCCTGTTCAGCAAGTTGTTGAATTCGTTCGTTCATTTTATATCCTTTGAATTATCTGCTTCATCTTTGTCATCACGTACCTCAACAAAGATAGGAAGAAATAAACTTTCATCTCCCTGTTTATTCTTGATACGAGCATTATACTTGACAGCCACAATCTTACCGATGAGATCTTTCTCTTTAAGTGTTTTGCGATGTGTGTCATTGAATCCGCTTCCTACATTTACTTTCACAACTCCATCACCTGACTCGCAGACGATGGCACCAAGCATCCCAGCATACTTGCCAGTGCCTTCTTCAACAGCAACAATCTTCAGATCGCATTCTAGTTCACCTTTGAATTTGATCTGATGCTTTGCACGTTTGTCTTCCCATACGCCACTACCATCCTTGAGGATAATACCTTCATAACCCAGTGAAAGATACTCATTGAATATCTCTTGCGCTTTCTCGTATGTCTCAACGATCTCGCTAGACACCATCCAGATTCGTTTGCCATTTGACGATTGTTTGCCAACCAAATCAGTCAACGAACTAAATCGTGTTGCATATGGAACAGGGCAGTGACCATCGGTAAAGTATAAGTACGGAATAACATCCCATACAGTGGCATGAACCAGTGTTGCTTCTTTATCTGATATCGTACCTTTGTTTGCCTTGTTCAAAATGCCATTGCCAGTCTGACGATCTGCAAACTGATGATCGCCTTCCAGCATTACCAATAACTCACCATCAAACACGCAATCTACATCACCAGCCAACGCTGCAAATTCTTTTTCGAGATGACCCAACAGATGAATCTGTTTGCCATTGCGACTACGGAACTCAACCTTACCTTCACGAACGATAGCATTGAAACGCATACCATCCATCTTCATCTGCGCATACGCAGGGAATTTAATTTTGTCAACCAGCTTTTGTTCAAAGGGAGAACAAAGCATGCAGGGATATTCTTTAATCAATCCTGGCCAAACATCATTGGCAGTGGATACCTGAACACCACAGTCCAAACTCTTGTCGATGATTCGTTCAATTACCTTTGCGTTATCTAGCTCGAGACCA